GAGCAAGTCCTCGCGGCCCTTGATGATGGGGGATGCGTCGTCGACCAGGTCGCCCCTGTGGACGATCAGGTTCCCGACCGAGAACGACACCTTCGCGCGCAGGACACCCATGGCGCCCCTCCTTCCGGGTAGCACCGCGGGCGGGCCGGGGGAAGCGGCCCGCCCGCGGTGATGGGGGCCTGGATCAGGCCGTGGTAGCGATGTTGAGCAGCGCGAAAGCGCCGTCGTTCACCGAGTCCGCACCGGTGCGGTAGTACGCGAACCAGCCGCGCTGGCCGCTGGGCCGGTTCGTGGTCGTGTGGAACAGGTGCGGGATGAACTCGACCGTCATCCCGATGCGGTCCGCGATGACGTAGTTCTCGAAGTCACCGAACGCGAGCAGGTAGTTGTTCGCCGTGGCCGTGATGTCGAAGACACCGTCCATCGCCTCGGACTCGATCTTGCGCGAACCGAGGAGCTGGCCACCGTCGGGCGACAGCAGGCCGTTCTGCTCGGTCGTGTCGAGCTGACGGATCTTGGAGTAGATCAGGTTGTTCGCCAGCCACGAACCGCGCGAGCGGTACTTCGCCGGGACCGTGTCGCGGACCTTGTAGACGTCCGCCGAGGCGAACGTCTCGACCGTGGTCGGGGTGACGAGCACCGACGGCGAGGACGCCACAAGTGCCGTGACGATGCCCGTGGGCTGGCCCGAGCCGGTGCCGGTGGTGAACGCCACCGACTCCAGGTCGTCCTTGCCCCGGGCGAGCAGGCGACCCACCTCGGTGGTGACGTTCGCCTCGTCCGCGGCCGCCTCGATCGAGATCGGCACGAACCCGCGGGCCGTGTAGATCGGGATCGACGGCTGGGAGAACGTCGTCGCGTCGTCCGAGACCTCAGCGCCCTCCGCGTCCCACGACCACGAGACCGCGGCCGAGGAGACACCGTTCCACGCGTCACCCGTCGCGATGACCTGGCGGGCGACCTGCCGGATCTCGTTGTACGACCCGGCACCGGTGATGATGACCGTGGGGTCGAGCTGGAACGGCACCAGGTAGCCACCGGCCGAGTCGGTGAGGGACATGGCGCGGGTCAGCGCGTCGTTCTCCTCCTGCGACAGGTTCGGGTGCTGCGGGTTGCGGGCCATCTTCGACCACGCGCGCATGTACGTCGGGCTCGAGGTGAGCAGGACGAGCTGCGCGATCGTCGAGTCCCGGTCATCGTGCCGCTCCACGATCTGCGTGGCGGCCGCACGGATCTGGTCCGTCGCGCCAGGCATCCGCTCGATCGCGTCGAACGCGCGCGCGCGCAGGTCCGCGGCCACGGACATCTTGTCCCGGCCGAAGTACTGCAGGGAGCGCAGGTCCCACGGGTCGCCGGTCCGCTCGGAGCCGGTGTCGCGCGGGTCCGCCATCGGGTCGCGGTCCATGCCACGACCACGGCCCTCGGTGCCGCCCGTGCCGACCGAGGCCGGGATCAGGCGCGAGCCCTTGACGCCCTGGGCCGCAGCGCGAACCTTCTCCAGGTCCGCCTTGCGCTCCAGGGACTTGCGGTGGGTGTCGAGCTGCAGGAACGTGTCCCGCAGCTCGGTGAAGTAGGTGTCGTCCTCGGGGGTGAGGCTGTCGAACTCGGCGAGTCGCTCGATCTCCGACTGGACCTCACCCATCCGCGCCACCGTCTGGCCGTGGTTGAGCACAGCCACGTTGGGCGTGCCCTCGTTCTCCTCCGCCATGTCAGGCGTCCTTTCGTACTCGGATGGTGCGCACGTTCACCGGCATGTTCCGGGTGAACTCCGCCGCTCGGTTGAGCGGCTGCGCGGGGGTCGTCGAGTGCTCCGCTGCTCCCGTGGGAGTGCTCTGCTGCTCGCCGTCGAGGTCGCGCGAGTGCTCCGCTGCTCCCGTGGGAGTGCTCTGCTGCTCGGTTCCCTCAGCCAGGTCCGCAGCAAGTGCGGCACTGGCAAGCTTGGAACGCTCGGACGGCTCATGGAGCCGGGCGAGGTCGATGGTGATGGTGCGCGAACGCACCGACGCGGTCGTGTCGCGGTAGGCCGGCCACACGACGGGCCCGATCTCGGGGACCTTGACCTCGCGCAGCGTGCGCAGCACGAGCTCGTCGTCGGGCAGGTCCTCGCGCCAGGACCGCTCGAGCAGGTCCCACAGCTCGTGCTCGTCGCGAATCTTCTCCCCGGCGGCCGTGGCCCACTCCTCCTTGACGACGGAGAACCGGAACGACATGCCGTCGACCGACCCCGAGGCGATCGCGTCACGGAACGGCTGCGTCAGCCAGTTGTCGTGCAGCCGTGCCAGCACGCGCGCCCCGCCCTCGGGGGCGAGGTCGGTGTCGACTTCCTCGCGGGGGTAGCCCGGCTCCATGCGGCCCAGCGGCAGCGAGCCCAGGAGCGGGTGCGACCCGTGGTCGAACTGGATAATCGGCGTCAGCTCGCGGAACGACTTCTTCATCGAGCCCGGGGCGAGCAGCTCGCGGAACCGGCCCTCCCACGAGTCGATGACCGTCTCGCGGTTGAACACCGCGCCGTATCCGTCGAACGTCAGCCCGTCTCCGCCGTTGCCGTCCTCGGCGGCGCGCAGCACGAACGGCGCCTGCCGGCGCAGACCCTCCTTCGGCGGCCGTTCGGCGCGGTGCTCCATCGTGGCCGTCATGCTGTCCTCCTGCCAAAGTGGATGATCGCCGCGTCGCGCGGCGCGTCAGGCGTCGGGGCCTGCGTCTGCGCGCCCGCCGGCTGCAGCTGCACCGAATACAGGCCCGTGTGCACCAGCAGCCGGAAGTCGTCCGCGTCGACCGCGGCGGCCGCGGACTGCGGGGTGAACCCGGCCGTGATGAGCGAGTTGATCGTCGAGGCGCGCGTGGCCTGGATGTTCGCCGCGTCGCCCTCGTCCTCCCGCAGGAACGGGACCTCCGACGCATCGTGCGCCAGCTCGGCGCCATCCGGGGCGTCGAGCAGCACCTCGAGCGAACCGGACGCCTCCTGCCACAGCGCGTGCATCGTGCCGTCGGCGAACCGGCGGCGAGCCTGGGCGTAGTTGGAGTAGGTCGCCGACTCCAACCCTTCCTTCAGCCCGGCGACGATCGGCGGCGTCCCGGCCGCGGCTGCGATCCGGGTCTCCGCGTCACCGCGCAGGTTCGAGAAGTCCATCTTGTCGAAGTCCAACCCGACCACGGTCACGTCCGCGCCCGGGTACAGGTTCAGCGTCTTGCCCGCGTTCTCCACGCCCACATGCTTCGCCGTCAGCGCCGCGTCGAAGGCGAGGATGTCGGCCTTCTGGGTGCCCGGGGGGTGCTTGACGACCATGTTCGGCGTCGCGCCGTTCTCGAAGAACTTCTCCTGATGGCGCGTCATCTGGTAGTCGCCCTGAAGCTCACGGACGAGCGGGGTCAACCACGACATGCCGCGGAACGGGTGCAGCGGATCCGGGACCGGCATGAAGTGCGCGACCTCGTTGGGCAGGAACGCCGCACCCGGCGACCCCGCGCCCTTTCCGTTCTCGTAGTAGACGTACCCGAGCTTGCGGAACCCGATCTGCGCGCCGTCGACCATGAGCGGCTCGACGGCGATCTCCACCCAGTCCGGCCGCAGCCGCACCAGGTCTGAGCCGAAACGGACCCAGAACGAGTTGCCGGCGGTGTCGGCGTCGTTGATCATCCGGGACATCAGGTTTTGCGTCGTGCCACCCGCCCACGGCCGCTCCAGCAGCCGCAGGTCCGCGGTGCCGAAGTAGTCCGACGGGCGCCCGTCCATGACGCGGCGCCACCGGAACCGGCCGCCCGAGAAGACCTTCGCCCGGGTGTCCATGCACGCGAACACCGTCGGGTTGCCCGCATAGGCTTGCGTGGCCAGCACCGCATAGTCGGGCGCGATGCGCTCGACCTTCGTCTGGGAGATCGTCTGCTCGTAGCCGAGCGGGATCGCCAGGCGTACGGCCTCGATGAACTCGTCCGTCGTCAGGATGTCGCGCTTCTCGCGCTGCCACGGCCACCTCACGTGAACACCGCCCACGGTTCGGGCGCGACCAGGGCCGCAGCCGTGGCCACGTGCCGCGCCAACGCCACTGCCTCGAGCATGGACACGTCACCGCCCTTTCGTCCGAAGACCCTCTGGTCACCCACGTAGTGCCACTGCGCGAGCTCGACCGCCTTGTTCAGCGCGTCATAGTCGCCGTGCGTCGCCTGCCCGGTCGTGATCGACTCGTCCAGGTCGTCCACCGCGCGGACCATGCCCGCGAACGGGACCTGCTGCACCCGCACGCCGGCGGCCTCGAGGTCATCGGTCAGCAGTGCCGCGCCGGTCTTCTCCTGCACACCCACCGCCACGTCGTACTTGGTCGCGATCCGGGCGACCTCGGCGACGAACGCAGCCCGGCCGGCCTCGAACGGCATCCGCACGATCGCACCGAGGTGCCCACCGCCGTACGACCCGAGGGACAGCCACGTCCGTTCGGCGTCGGCCATGATCCCCAGCGCCTCCACCCGGGGCGGCTCCTCGGTCATGGCCAGCCCGTCCCACGTCGGGAAGATCGACGCCGGCGCCTCCACCAGCGGCACCGGCTGGTTCAGCCAGTACCGGCGAAAGTCGGCCTTGGACACCTGCGGGTCGTCCCACGAGTCCGCGAGCGCCGGCAGGTCCATCCAGCCTGCGGCGGGCCCGTACGCCTCGCGTAGGGCCTTGATCCGCGCGGCGCGCTTGGACAGGTCCCACGTCATCGCGGCCTGCCGGTGGTCGAACAGCAGCGAGCTGCGGACCTTGGCGTTGGCGGTCTTCGCGAACCGATGGGTTCCCTCGGCGACGGAGCCTTCGCCGTCGGCGTACATGGTGGAGGTCTCCAGCATCCAGCCGGAGGCGAGCTTGCGCTTGAGCAGGTTGCGGGTCATGACGCCGTGGAGGCGCTTGAGGCGGGGCAGGGTCCACAGGTGGGTCTCGTCGGCGACGATGAACGTGGACTTGCCGCCGTCCTTCGACTTGTCCGCGCTGGTGACGGGCTCGATGAATCCGCGGTTGTCGGGAAGGTTGATCCTGGTCAGGCCGACATCGATCGAGCCGTAGTCCTCGAGGAGCTCGGGGGAGCAGGTGTCGGGGTTGAGCATGTAGTAGACGGCGTCGTAGGTGTTACCGGCCTGGTCTTCCTCGGTCGCGACATTCAGCGCCTCGACGTAGGTCAGCGGCCGGCCGACGGGCTCGCCGGGCTCGTACTCGTAGCCCCAGTCCGATACCTCGCCGGGCTCGGCCCAGTGGTCGAACCGGCACGGTCCTAGACCCTCGAAGCACTCGATGAAGGAGGCCAGGCCCGACTTCGAGCGGCCCTTCGCGCGGGAGAGGAACGCCCGGCGGACCTTCCGGGCGCCGGTCCTCGGGTCGACCTCGTACGCCTTGACGATGAACGCCGCGAACTCCGCGTCCAGCTCGATCGCCTGACCCTGCACGTCGCCCGGACCATGCACGAGGTAGTGCTCGATCCAGTCGATCGCGGCCCACCCGAGGCTGGGAGCCTTAGCCTGCATCGTCCGGGCCGACTTCCTTCAGGATCGCGGCCCGACGTCGGGTGCGGGCCGCGGGCGTGCGCGTCGGGGCCGGCTTCGACTTGCCGGGCGCGGCTCCGATACTCAGTCGCAGTCGGGCACGGTCCTCGGGGGTCGCACCGAACTTCGCCACGCGCAACCGCAGCTCGGCGGACACGCCCGCGTCACCGTCCCACAGCGCCATGTGCAGCAGGGCGGTGTCCAGCAGGAACGACCAGTCCGTGTCGGTGAAGTTCTGGGCCTGCGGCGAGCGCCGCCAGGTCTCCCACCAGTCCAGCGTCGCGTCCGGCCAGTCGAGGTCTTCGGGCAGCTCGGTGCCGCGCACGACGTCGTCGGGCGCGACCACGGTCAGCGTCGGCGGTGCGTTCCGCCGTCGGGTCGTGCTGGGGTCCTTCGGCGCGGGGCCACGACCAGCCATGTCAGCCGTCCCTTCCGGTCCCGAACCCCAGACCCGTACCGGGATGCCAGACCCGTAAATGCCCTCTGACCTGCGAAGATGCCAGACCCGTACGCGCTATTTTTTGTGG